TTGCAGACCAGACCTTGCATTCAAACTGGCCCTTGTACCCTCAACAATACTGCTAACTAATTCGTAACCTATCATTCCCGCAGCCATCGACGCTGCACCTTTCAAAAAACCAAGACCATTAGCCGCTTGATTAGCACTACCACGGAAATTATTTAATTTATTCCGTATACCATCAATAGCCCCACCAAACTTACCTTTAATAGTGGTACCAACACCAACAACCCGGTTCTTAAAAGTATTGAAATGATTACGGGCTCTGGTTAAAGCACCACCAAAACGGGTATCAATAGAAGTTGCCACTTGACCTAATTTATTTTTCATAGTGTCAAAACCAGGTATCTTTGACAATGCATTACTGGTTTTGCCTATCTTTCGTAGGTTTTGATCAACCTTGTTGGCGGCTGCACTGGCTTCGTCGGTGGCCTTGATAATAATGTTTATTAATTCCTGACTTGCCATTATTCTTTTACCTTATTTATTTTTTTGTCAAATTCGATTTTTCCTATTAATAGGAATAGTTCTTGGGGTCTTGTTAAGTCCCCTTGTTTTTCTGTTAATTTGTAACCGTAATAATCTAATACAAGGATGTTTTGTGCTTCATTCGTTTTCAGGAAACTGTTTCACATCAGCCTCGGTTACATCAACACCTGATAAATCCATCACTTCATTGTAGATTTCATCAACCGCTTTTTTACTGAATTGTTTTAGTTCTTCGATGGTCCATTCATCAGGGTTTTTATCGTTGTTGATGGATTTGTGGATTGCAGTGTATTTGGCTTCTGCTTGTTTTTCCTGTAATTTGGATAGGTTCATCTTGGCATCAGCCATTGTTTGTCCACGATTGTTTGTAGCGTTGAATGTTCCGTAGCCTTGTGCTTCAATGTTTAATACTTCGTTAACTTCTGCACTGGATAATGGTCTTAACCATATTTCCCCGTTTAATGATTCTATTCTGATTTTTTTCGGGGTGTCTATTCCTTGTAGTATATCTGATTTTGTTAATACTGTCATAGGTCATCATCTTCTATTTTATTTAATAAAAAAAAGCCCCTATTAAGGGTGTAAATCTAATGTTACAAATTCTAATAGGGGCTTACTCTATCGATTAAAGGAGGGTTAAACATTAACTTGGTATTTCTAACTCCTCTACATAATTGGTTAATTTCACGTACATATCAGTGGTTACGGTTGTATTATTGTTTAATTTGACACTACCGGAGCCTAATGTATCCAATGTTAATGTGGCTTCGATTGCATCAACACCACTCATATCAAACTCGACACGAACTGTACATTTTGGGAATACAATCTTACATGCTAAATCTGAATCTTCACAGTGAGAAATATCAATCTCAAGTGGTAACTGTAAGAGTTTACATGCAGTTGGTTCCAGGGCATTGACTTCACCATACTGAGCATCCAATATGCTACGGACAGTATCTGATGTCAATGTGGTGGTAATCTCTGGTGTGATTTCACGTTTACCAGCCAATGCACGTTTTTGAGGTGCACGAGACCCTAATCCGATTGTACCATCTACATCATGGTTGTTCTTGATTTCACATTTAAAAGCAGTACTTACACCATCCAATGGTTTTGGTGCAGGAGTCGCACCGCTTGTTGTACCGAGGTATAAGTTGATATCGTAGAACATGATGAAGATTTGTTCAGCGGTTAGTTCTGTTGGTCTACTGAATGTTTCACCACTTTGGCCTATGATACCTGCTTTCTCTGTCTTATATATCCAATCTGCAGATACGGTTAATCCTTCATCGGATACCTCGAGGTTTACACCATCGACGAGTAATCCATAGAGGTATTTTTTGAGCATATCATAGACTGCTATTCCACGGAATGATGGTAATTCTTTGCCTTCGCCACCGTAGAATTCGTGGATATAAGTTTGAGTGTGACCGGTTGACGGTGATGCACCAGTTGTGCATACATAGTTATCGAGTAATCCTCGGAAATACCATGTAAGTTGCTGTAAATCCGCATCCGCTTCAGTTGACCCAGTTGGCTTCAAAATACCTGCTCTTGCACGTTTATTCATCCTTGAACCACCGGACCTTACGACCGGTTCATCGTTCAATTTGAAATCAACGCTCTCAGCAGTATTCCAAAAGTCAGGGTCAAAATTGGATTTACTAACAGTAGTATCACCGTAAGTAGATTCTAATTCTAATCCGAATCCTCTATCCATTATTTTGTCCTCCATTATTTGCTAATTGTTGGCATTGTTGCCAGTTTATGACATGATACACGTTTAAGATGACTCCGGTTACGGGTACTTTATCTGATTTGCCTTCAACATCCACATAACCCATTGGACTATAAGTGTCCAGTTCTATGTTTCGTATCATTCTTTGACCTGGTAATTCGGTTGCTTGTACTGTTTGCCAGTTCTTCAGTATAGATACGATTACACGATTACAGAGGTTTTGTGATGCAGTGTTAGCATCTTCGATTTCCACTTCATATACTCCACAGTCAAATTCAAAAGGTGTTTTTAATAAGGCAGTTTTACTTATATCTGCATTCCTTTCCACTGTGGTCGGATGTTGTGTAATCCATACTACCGGTTCTTCAACTGTGCCTTCATTATAGTAAGTATTAATGAAAGTTTCTACATCTTCCAGTAAACCGTTCTCCACCATTTCATTGGTTATGCAACCGTTAATGATTGTATTGATTTTTTCAAATCCAGTTATAATACTAACAGTCATCCTAACACTTCCTTAATTGCTACTTTGAAATGTTCCTTAATTCTTGGTTGGACTTGGGCGATACTTCTTTCAACAAACTTCTTACCAGGAACATATGACCTCTTCAGGACCATACCTGTTTTAGCACCACGTTTGTATCTGAATTTACCCCCACTCCAACTTCCTGGTATGAACCTACCCGGTTCTTGACGGTGGCCATCATTAACCCATCCAGCATAATATGCTGGAGACCTGATGGTAACTTGGCTTTGGGATTTCTCAGCAATAAACCATTGTGCTAAATATCCATGGTCTCTTGGACTGTTGCGTTGAAGTTTATTAACTAAATCTAATCCAGTTAATTCTAATCCTTTTTGTTGGATTTTAGGCATAGCCGGACCGAACTGTTTCAAATGACTGGTGTCAACATGAATACTTACAATAAGACATCCTCTCCAGTTATTGTTAGTACACCAATCGCATTAGGTTCATTAGTAGAGTCTTTGATGAAAGGTTTTAGATCATCTCGGAGTTCATCAGTGAAAATATCGGATGGTACATTTTGTATAGTCCAGTCATTCACTTTAATGATTGGGCTGTCACGTTTCTGTATCGCCAATGACACCATATTTGATGTTAATCTTAGGCAGATATTCTGTACTGCTGGCCTTACAGTTGTACTGGTGTAAGCTCTGTTGGTGTAGACATTGATTAGGTCTTGTGATTGGAGTATCCAATCGGTGATAATAGCAGATAATTTCTCATCAGCATCTGTGTCATTTTTACTGATGTTGAGGTGTTGTGGTTTTAATCCATGGAATGCTATGACCTGGTCTACACTTATCCATAAGTCAGGAGTATCAGTTGTGGTTTCCTGGGTTGGTGTTTCGGATTCCCCTTGGGTTTCGGTTTGTTCAGTTTCTTCAATGTCTACATCATCAGGCATAAAATATCACATCATAAAAAAAAATTGGAGTAGTTATTCTGGTAACTCTCCAGTACGTATATATTCGTATAAAGCTCTTCTATTCCTTTTAACACTGATTGGTAATTCATCAAAAGGTTTTAGTTCTTTTGACTTTTTAGCAGTGGTTTTCTTTTTAGATTCTGCCATATTGAATCACCTATTCTGTTCCACCATTGCCACTGTCTTGTTGTGCTGGTGGATGTTCCAATGCATATAATCTTCCTTTGATGGAAGCTGGTGTGTCATCATCACCAATTGCAGTTTCCACTGCAGTTACATTAGATTCAATATCCGCACATCTTTTCTTTAAACTACCGGCATCAGTGTCTTTACTACCAACTGCAGATTCTAATGCAGCGATTTTGGCGGCTTGACTGGCATCATCACCAGTCAATTCACGCACTTTCTTTTTAAGGCTCATGGACATAAGCCATCACCTATAATAAACTGGTTGCTTCAGTTGAAGTTATGTCAGCAACAATGACACTGTCTGCGAATTGAGTTGTAGCGTCACATCTGATACGGTAGTAGTATTCAGTGTTTTCAGCTTCGACGATTCTCTTAGGCTCCACGCTGATGTCCTTATAGACACCGTACCAAAGGAACTCAGGAACAGTTAAAATAGAAGGAACATTACCATGTACGGTTCTACCATCGGTTGCATCTAATACTGGAGCGTATTTAACTGGGATGCCTTTGTATCTTAATTGGTCAGCATTTAATAATGAACTGTCACCTAATCCGGTTTCACGGTCCATCAAGTAATTACGGTAACCTTCCTGTACTTCAAATGGTACATAAAAGACTAAGTCTTTCATGAGGTTAGCTTGACGGTATGCTGCAGGCATGGTATAGATCATCTTGTCGAACATGCCAGTGACGCCTTGGGTTTGTAAGTCGAAGTCCCCATCATTGTCATCGGTGCTGTCATTGGCGAGGTCGGATTTGATTACGGTTCCGGATTTTAACCATCCGTCAATTGTACTGAATAATGGGTCTGCAGCTGCGGGACTACCGGAGGTATAGGATGTGTCACCGAATACTGCGACGGCTTCTAAGTCGATACCTACGGCTTCACCCATCATGGATAATAATGTTTGTTCGAAGGCTTCTCTTTCAATGTTGTCTTCTTTATCATCATCAAGGATTGATGTTTTTGCTTTGAGTTTGGTTGCAACTAATTCTGCTTTACCAAAGTCAACATCAGCTTCAGTAAGGGAATCTTGGGTTACGTTTGTGGATTTGTAACCGTTCTGTAATACACGGCCAGTAATCTTAGTAGATGAAACTACTTGAGACATACTGTTCATTCTCTTAAAACTTGCATCATTCAAGATAGTTTGATTAATAGTTGCAGCATGGATAAATTGATTAAACTGCTCTTCATTCAACAATGCTTTTGCAGTATTCATATCTGACCTCATGGTCTTGAATACTTCTTTTTCTTGCTCATTTACGAGTTGGGATAAAATATGTTCGTTTGCCATAATTAATCACTCACAATATAAACTTTATTTTCTGATACGGGTTCCGTCTGGGTTTCTTCCGAGGAACTTGTAAATATTAACTGGTTTGCTTTTTTCGGCGGTTTCGATGTGGTCGTGTATTGGTTCGGCTTTGGATTCGCCTTTCTCAGCCACTTCTTCAGCCACTTCTTCTTCAGTTTCTTCTTCAACTTCAACCTCTTCAGCAGTTTCAGGTTCGGCTTCATCCTCTTCAGTTTCGGATTTTTCAGCAACCTCATCTTCTACTGGTTTTAATGCTTCGGTTAAAGTTTGTTTGAATTCTTCCTGCATGGATTTTAATGATTCCTGGAATTCTGTTTTCATTGCTTCGATTTCACCTTTTAATTCAGTGACTTCGGATTTTAATGCAATGACTTCGGCTTCTTCGGTCATGCCCATTGCAGTAAGAATCTTGGATTTTAAACTTACTTCTTCTTCCATATTATCACTTAGTTCGCAGAATTTGCTTTCGTGTAAGCAAGGTTGCTTTGTCAAGCTTACACTTAATACTACTGGGTCAGGCACATCTTTGATTAGGCTGTTGCCCATGCTACTGATATTCTTACAAGAACATTCCTTATCAGCCTTTAATGC